GGAAAAGTCTATTGGTGAGCCAACTAATTGTATGACTATAAGAACAAGCATTATTGGTGAAGAGATTCACAATAATTCCAGTTTAATAGAGTGGGCAAAGTCTATGAAAGGCGAAGCAATTAATGGATTCACAAATCATTTTTGGAATGGTGTCACAACTAATGAATACGCTCGCTTATGTGATGTTATAATTTCAAATGATTATTATGAAAAAGGGCTATTCCACGTTCACTCTAATTCTATTAATAAATTTGAATTATTAACTTTACTTTCTAATAAATTTAATCTAGGGTTGAATATTACGCCATATGAATTTCACGCTTTTTGTGATAGAACAATGTCATCTGTTAAAGAGTTAAATTCTAAATTAAAAGTTAAGACTATTCAAGAACAGATCATCGATCTTTAAGGAGAAAAATATGAAATTATCAAATCAAGCAGTAGGAGCAATTATGATGACACTACAGAAAGGTATTTTAGAACAGACTGATATTACTGGTGTTCTTAAGGACTTTGATATGTCAAACTCGGCAGACGGACTTATAGTTGAAAACCCACCTACGTTTTCTTTAAACGGAGAAAAAAAAGAAACAAAAAAGAAAGCCCGTCGAAAAAGAACCACTAAAAAGAAAACCTCTTCGAAAGAGGTAAAAATGGATGCCTAAATATACCTATTTTTGTAAAAATTGCAAAAAAAAGTATGATATAATTCATTCATTGAATGACATACATGATGTCTGTAAAAGTTGCGGAAAGGTTGGCTATTTAAATAAAGTACCTTCATCATTTAATCATTCAAAAATTTCTAAAGATAGAAAAGTAGGAGAATTAGTAAAAGAGTATATTGATGATTATAAACAAGACATCAATGATACTAAGGAAGAGCTAAAAAAAAGAAAGTATGATAATTGATTTATTACACATTATTTTATCGTTGTCATGTATTGTATTGGCTTCTATCGCTTGTGTACTGTTTTTGTATGCTCGAAGGGTTTTATCGCCCATTTTAAGAGCAGCAGATGAATCGGCTGAACTTTTTACAAGGTTAGACACTTATTCATCCCACTTGAAAAGCGTATATGAACTTCCCACCTTTTATGGAGATGAGACTTTGAAGTCTCTTTTGGAGCACACAAACGAATTCTTTTTGTTTCTCCAGAGATATGAAAATATATACTCCTTCACACAACCAGATTTAGAGCAAATATTAGATGAAGTAGATGAAGAACTTGAAGAAAAAGAGAACCCGCAAGAAGAAAGGTAATCAATATTTTACAAAGGAGCACGAAAATGCAATTTTGGAATATATCTCTTGCGAGAACAACAAAAGAAAAAATGAACTTTATTATCACACGATAAGACCAGTGTTTTCAGAAATGATCAATAAGATTGTTTTTACTTATAAATTTACTAATTTACCAAACATTGAGGCATTGAAAGACGAATGTGAAATTCATTTAATAACCATTCTTTCAAATTTTGATGAAACAAAGGGATCCAAAGCGTTTTCTTATTTTAGCGTTGTCACAAAAAACTGGTTCATCGCTCGTGTAAAAAAGAATGCGATTCAAATGAAGCGCGAAGCAAAGTATGACGAGATATCTAAGAAGGTTGAGGTAGAATATCTATCAACCTATAACGATTATGATGAAAACAGAAACAAAGAAGAGTTTATGTCTGGTTTTCTTACTGAGGTTCATAACTGGGAAGAGAAGTTTACATTAAAAGAAAATGAAAAAAAGATTCTTGAGGCAATAAAAATCCTTTTTAGAGATGCCGAAGATATCGAAATTTTTAATAAAAAAGCTATTTATCTTTACATAAGAGAAATGACAAATCTAAACACCAAGCAGATTTTGAATAATCTAAAGAGGTTTAGAGGAGAATATGCATCTTATAAAAAGAAATGGAACGAATGAAAAAGCAAGACTTTACTGAATTAACATCTGAAGCGATAAATAATATTAGAGAAGATCGAGAACAAACTAAAGAATTACTACAAGATCTTATTAAATATTTGTCTGGAGCTGATGAGCGCCATAAAGAGGTTGGAATAACGGCTGCCAAATACATGGAAACACTACAGCGCTCTAATGAGCAATTAGTGAAGATTGCCTCCCTAAAGCAGAAAAATGAGGTAGGAGACACTTCATTATCAGACCAAGAACGAGCAGAAATTTTTGACCAACTAAATAAAGAATAGCTATGTCAAGTGATGATAAAAAAGTTATTGATAACAGTTACAGTAGAATTTCTTTCTATGAAGCTCGTACCTCAAAGCTAGGAGACTTTCTAGAGCCAGGAGAAAAATTCTCTGATAGGCTACAGAAACTCGTAAAAGATTCACTTAAAAGACCAGGTTTAGACATACAAAAGATAACCATTGGTAAAGTTCTTAAAGTTGTTAAGAACGCTAAACCAATTCCAGGCGGCACAAGAGATACTCTTAACAAACAAAATAACTATAAAAGCGATTCGTGTCTACAAATATACGTACATACGATCTTTGATGCTTTTTTACCTATACCAAATAACTTAAACAATCCTGGAGATCAAGAGTGTTTGATATATCAACATTATGTATATGAAGCACAGAACATTGAACTAGAGTTGGATCCTCCTGACGTTGGAGATAGTGTCTATGTTTTTCATCCATTATCAAAAGGTTATTTAAACAGAGTTGGAGTATTCATGGGTAAAGTCGGCGTAGCCGGAATACCTATAGATTACGATGTTGTGGTTGCACAGCAAGTGTTTAAAGAAAGGGTAACGAGAAAGCAGGCAATTCCTGCCAATCTACCAGAAACTGATGACTGTTTTAAGAATCCTTATGGAGACAATTGCGCCTGGTCTGGAGGTAAAGTAATAGGTAAGATTGACCTCGACACTGTTCCTGCTCCTAAATTAAATATGAAAGCCCGTCCAGAGGTCGTAAATGCTTATAAAAGAATGAAAAGAGCATATGAAAAAGATAACCCTGGTCAAACACTACAAGTCAATAGTGGCTTTAGAAGTTTTAAAGAACAGGAAGAAATTAGGGCACATTGGATTAAAAAAGGTAAACCAAAGAACGCAGCAAGAGCAGGCAGGAGCCTTCATCAAAATGGTATAGCAATAGATATTAATACCAATAAGGCAGATCCACCTGAAAAGATAACTAAAATTTATAAGTGGCTAAGTGAAAATGCGACAACATACGGATTTGTAAGAACAGTAAAATCAGAACCGTGGCATTGGGTTTATTACGGACCCACCAAGGCGGCAAAAAAAGTTCCCCCGTGGCAATAGAGGAATAAATGAGTTTTAAAAAAGCATACGATACAAAAGGTGTCGATAAAAATTTAAAAGAAAAATTAGAAAAAGCAAGTTCAAATAACTCAATTTATCTAAAGGGCACTGGTTTACAGACTCAAGTTGAGGCAGTACCGGGCTTTATTGTCGCTCAGTGTGAAAAGGTTATTGACAACAGATCTAAATTTCAAAACTCTGCCATAGTTTTTGGAAGAGATAGACCAAGAAGTGTTTTGTCGGGATATGGAGGTCGTGGCGATACTCAGGCATCTTCAATCGATATAGTTGCTGGATACCAAGGTGTTAATGCAATTTCTTCTTTGGATGATGGAGAAAAAGTTTACATTGATCCTGATTTTTTTAAAGATGCCGCACGAATTTATATAAGTCAAAAAACGGACATAGATGAAAATTTTGCTTTGGCTCCTGGTTCATTAGGGAGTCCTGGTCTTCTGGATTCTCAAAAAACACCAAAATCGGCGATTGGTTTAAAAGCAGATCAAATTAGGGTTGTTGCTAGAGAGGGTATCAAGCTTGTCACTGGTACAGATACCAAAAATTCTCAAGGCGGAAAAGTTTTTTCTTTTGGGGGAATTGATTTGATTGCGGGCAACAATGATGATGATTTACAGCCTATTGTAAAGGGAGAGAATTTGGTTCAGGCACTAAATAGAATAGTGAATCATATGAATAAGTTAAGTGGTATTGTAGATGCTTTTTGTACACACCAAAAAGCCTTTAATGCTGCTGTTTCTGATCACGTTCACATTTCTCCATTTCAAGCACAACCAACGCTCCCATCTCAACCAGTTCAGTTTTCTGGTAAGTCTACAGCAATCAATTTACAAAGTCAGGTTTTAAGATCTCTTTCAAATTTTAAAACAAATTTAGCTAATTTTCAGTTATCATACTTAGAGCAGGCTGGAGAAAGATATATCAACAGTAGGTTTAATAATACAAATTAATTATGGCAAAACACATTGATACAAATAAGCCCCCTCAAGGGCTAGGAAATTCTATTACACCTGATTGGACATCTTTAAACAATCAGAGTGATCCATATTATTTAAAAGCTGAAAATAAAATTGTAAATGGAGAAGAATTAAACCTAGAAGAGCGTTATGTCGTAACTGTTGTAACTGATTATAAATCCCCTGGTAAAACTAGAGAAGATTTAGCCAATAGATTAAAAAAGCAATCGAATATAGAAAAAGGTTTTGTAAGGATACTAAACTTTTATGATAAAAACCCTGGGGAAAGTCAAAAAAGAAAAGAGCTTTTAAATAACGCAATTGTTGAAGGGTGGTTTATAAATCCTAGACCAAATTCAAGATTGAAAATACTTGTATCTATCGCAACAAGACACATTGATCCACTACCTGGAATTGTTGAATCGAATATTGGTTTAGATACAGCAGCTTATAAGGTCACATTTCAGCAAGGTGAACTGATCAAAAAAGTCAAAAATGTCACTAAAATGCTTGATAAGTATGATGCTGAAACAAGAAACTTATCAGGAAGAATACCAGGTCTAAGCTTTAAATCACAATCTAAAAAAATGACCCAAGTTATACCCTCGCTTGGTAAACTCATGCTTGATAACAAATATGATTTTAACACATTTTCAGATCAAGAAATCATTTTTGGAATGACTGCCGATTATCAACCTATCTATGTCCTTATAAGAGATAATGAATGCTTCAAGCCACTTGATAAAAATTTTGATAATTTTAGAAAATCTATAGCTTTTTCTGATTCTCGAACAAATAAACTTTTAAATAATATTGATAAGTTAAACGAACTTTATAAAAATTTAGACAATATAACAATGCAGGATTTTGTAAGTGAGTACATATACAATCCCCCTTCTTTTGATTTTAGCACTGCTCAAGCTTTTAGTGAACCAGAAGTTGTAGATGTTAAGAAGCAAAAAGAAAAAATGAACGAAAAGACTGCCAAGACTTACGCAGATTATACTTTGGCAGAAAGAACAATTGATACAAAAGAATTTAAAGAAAAACTAAGCAAAAACCTAGAATCAGCGTCAGAGTTTGTTGGTGACAACATTATTGGTGGGTTACGTGAATTATCTAATTTAGTCCCTTCTGTTAACAGTCTTTATTCAGATATCTTAAATAAAGTTCCTATTAGAGATCTTATAGAGGCTGCTTTAGAGTGTCTAAATTTTAGAGGTTTGGAATTTTTAGATTTATCAAAGCAGTTCTTAAATCAAGCAGCGTCCTTAGCTGAAGATATTAAAACGGCTATTTTTGATATACCATCAATATATTTAAAAGATGATTTACCTATTACAGATTATCTTGAAGGTATTTATGAATCTATTAAAAATGGAATAATACAATCTCTCGTATCAACTCTTTTTAGGATGGTTAGAGAAATCATTCGTATGCTTTTGGACTTTTGTAAAGAATGTGCTCTTGAAAATGAAGCTGCCGGTCGCGGTCGGTTTGATGGGTTTAATTTTGGAGGAATGAGCATCGGAAATGTTTTAGGTGCGGGTGCTCAAACATTTACTGCCGCAGCGGTAGGTTCAATAGCCACAGGACTCACAAGTACAAGATTTCCAGTTCCTGGTGGTGGCAGTACATCTGTAGCTGAACAGCAGCAAAAGGTTATCGCATCAACAGAAAGATATGCAAAGAATCCTTTATTGATGCCTGGTGAGTTAGAACTTTTTCATGATCATCGCGGTGTTAAGGATAATGTAGGCGATGAAAAATTACAAAAGGAACTAACAGATCAAGCAAACCAAGCAAAACAAGAGATGTCTGGCTTTTTAGACGCAGCATCTTCTGTATTAACACCAGCCGAAGCTGCAAATATGATGTTAGGCTGCGGAACTGGTCAAGAGGCTATTGATGCGGTTAAAAATCTTGCTTCTACTTTTCCTACTATCTCTCCCCTTATACAATCTGATGATGATGTATTGGGATTTTTTAATGATATAGGTAAACTAACAGGGTATCCAACTGTTCTTCAAACTGTGAAGGAGATAACTGATCGCTTACCACAAGAGTTTCTTTGCCTATGTGATCCTGACGATACAGCAATCAGAGAAAACCTTTTATCAAAAAAAGAAATGGATCCTGAACTTATAAATGAACAAGTTACAGCATCAAAAGCAAGAGAACAGAAAAGACTAGAAGAGCTTAATGCTCTTTTACAAAAAAACAATATCTTAGATGGTCTCGTTCCACAAATTTACTGCTCATATGATCCTAAAACTGGAACTACAAATCCTGGTTTGATAAGTCGAGATCACCCAAAATTTACTTTCACCCTTGAACAAACCTTAAATACATTATATGATAGTATCGCTACAACATTCAATAGAGATATTGAATCTTTCTTACCTACTGTTACAATAGCTCCTGCGATTGAAAGAGTGGTTCCTAGAACAGTTGAAAGGGTCATCAACAATGAGCCAACTACTTTATTTAATAATGAGTTTTTAGATTTAGTAGGAAAAGGACAATATTCATTTGGTTCTTTGCCTCCCGGTGTAACGGATCAGCAAAATACTAAATTAGAGAATGGGCAAACATATGGTCAAGGCTCTGATAGGTTCACAAATATTAATTGGCTAGGCTCTAAAGATATCGATGAAAAATTCGGCACCGATAATTCAGAAAAGTCCGCAGACGACCTGGTTAACGATGGTGCTGCCATTGGTATGTCTCAACCATTTCCCGAGGCAGAGAGAGAATATGAGCTTAGAAATATAAATCCTGACTTTTTTGATTCAACAACTTCAGGGTACAGAAAATCTATTTCAGGCAGAGCAAATCCTAATGGATTTTTTACTAGAAAATATGGCTACTCTCCAGTACCAATTATTGTAAAAGAAAGAGGTCAGGAAGCTTTTGCTCCAGGTTTCAAAGAGGCTTATAGAACCTTTTGCTATAACGTAACAGGATTAAACAAACTAACAATTGCTCCCTTTGAGCAGAATAGTAAAAGATTTAAATTTGATGTTCCAAATAAATTGTTAGATAACTTGAATATTGATCTTGAAGCATTAAAGGGTAGTGCTGGCGGTAAACAGTTTGATAGTACATTTTTTACTCCTGAAGATACAGGCGGCAGATTATCTGAGGCAGAGATAGGAGAGGGCTTCCAAGATGCTCTATCAGGTTTATTTGGCAAAATAAATAACTTAGGTTTTAGTTTAAATTATTATGTTCCTTATCAATGGCAAAATAATGGAACAGCTTCTCTCGATCAATTTACATTTGTTGTTGCCGCCGATACACCAGAGGCATTTGTAGAAGAAGCCGGTGGTCCCGAGCAGCTGGAACTCAATGCTATTGTTTCTGGTCCAAACGAGACAATCAATCCAAAAGCTGTTAATTGTTATGAAAACAGGAGCCTCGTTCCTGCTAATAACTCGACACAAAACAAAACACCTCAAGAGATGTTTTTTAGTAGGTTGATTGATGATTCAGTTAACAATGGACCTGTTACATACAATGGAACAACTCGGACTCAAAACTCATTTATCACTAGTGCAGGCGCTGGAATTAATAACGTTATTGACATAAGCCCAAAACCTCACTTAGATTACTATAATGAAGTATGGAAAGATATTTTTTGTAGTTTTACAAACCAAATCTCTTCTGAATCTAATCCATTTTTTGATTTATCTAACTTAAGCGCACTTGATTTTATTCCCATGAAGACAGAAAATCAAGAATGTGTACCTCATCTCTTAGATATTGATGCTGTAAAAAATAGAATTCAAAAAGAATATTCTGTAATTCAATGCCTTGAGGCATCTTTTCCGAATACAAATGGCTTAGGTACAAACAAAGACAATCCTTTTGAGAAGGCAAATTTAAGTGGTACAATCTTATTAATCTTAAGAACTTATATTACAGAGCTTTTCTTACGTTCATTACAAGCTTTTTATTGGTTTAGATACAAAACACCAGCAGACGTTGATTCTTTGATGGTGTTATATGTGGGAAGATATATAACATCGGACATTGAAAAACAAGGATATTTTTCTGAATTTGAAAAAGAAGTATTGGATTTATATAATAGAAATGTAGATTTAAAGATAGATGAGGAAGGAAATCCAATTCCAGAAACTGACTATGACACAGCAATTAAATTTTTAGTAAGGCAGCAGATTTGGTCAGTCGCAAATAGAATGTCTCGACTTGTTGGATCTCAAGGTGACACGTCCTTAGATGCCATTGTTCTTGAAGAGTGGATCAGAATGTCTCAAATTCAAAGGACGGAATCCGAAGCAAGACTTAATAAGCCTTGTGTGCCTGCGTCATCAGACATGCCTTTTGTATCTCAGCAGCTATTAGATATTCTTTCCAATGAGGGAGGATTAGGGATAAGTGGCATAAAAAGAATATCAGATTTTACTTATACAGGACCAACAGGTTTTCTTTTTAGGGAGTATTTTGGCTCTAACCCTAACATGCCTGAAATTCGAGGTGTTCCAAGTCCAGATGATATATGGTCAATTAATTTAGATTTAGGAGGAGCCCCATTACAAAGAATAGCTGGGAGTAGCTTATCTGAATTAGTTGATGGTGGCTCAACAGATGTGTATAGTGCTAGTAAAGTAGGAGATATTAATAATGATAATAGAGAGGCATATATTCTGCTATCAAGTGGGCTAGTACGAGCAACTGGCTTTAATCCCGAAAATTGGAATTGGAATTTCTTAAAAAACAATTGGGAAAATCTTGAAGACATGTTAACCTACCGAATCGATGTTAGTGAAGCTGAAAAAACAGCTATGAGTACAGTCATAAAGTTTACAGCCGCCACCGCTGCCCCAAAAGTTTTTAATGAATCATCTGTAGGAAATATAGGATCAAAAAACATTAACGGAATTGATTATTATCCAGGATATTATCTTAAAAAGTCTTTGAACTCTCGTTCTATTGGAGATTATAGAACAAATTTTATAACAATCAATATTGGTGATGAGTTTGAAAACACGTTTGACATAAAGTATATGCCAACATATGGAGTTGAGTACGATTCCACAAATAGAGAATTAGGCAATAGTTATATTTTAAATGACTACTTTTATCATTTAAATCCAGGATCTAATGGTTGGTCACCTAAACCAAATACTGTAGGAGGCTCAACAATAACAGGTAGAGAATTAAATGATTATTTTTTTGATAAAACACAGGCAGCATTTATATCTCTTTGGCAGAACGAGGACAACCCTTCTAAGACAGGTTTAACAGACTTGGGCGGAAGTCTGCCAAATATCAATGGAACAGACATAATAAATGATTATACGAAAGATAGTGAATGGGTGCGTCCTTTTGCCCGCAGCTCAGTTGGTTTTCCACAGTATACAGATGAACCAAATTTAGAAATATATTTAGCGAATAACCAATATGTAGTTATTGGAAAAACTACAAACGATAACGATGTTTTAATTGAAAATTTTTATCCAAGAACCCTTGTAGATTGGTTGGGAAATCGACATACATTTAGGAGTGAATATGTTCTTCCCCGTCCATCACGAAGCTTCGTCGATATAGATTTTCAAGATGCAGCAGATCATTGGACTTATTCGCCCCTTAGACAGCAAGATGGGACACGGTTTTATTTACCACCCGAATATACTCAATACACCCGTAACACTAGAAATCAGTTGCTCGAAGAAGAAGTTATTATAACTAATTTCCCACCGCAGGTATTAAACCCAAGTGGTAATCGTGGTTCTTTCCACGAAAGGTTATTTTATCATACCGCGTATCACATTAAATCGCCTGATCCAAGCCTGGGTGGAATTCCTTATTTTTCTTTGCTTGATTTAGATCCATTATCTATAGTTCAGGTTTTAAATTGGGAAAAAGAACAGGCATCCAACGATCCAAATACAACATACGCAGCTAAACAATTATTGATGACAAAATACGATCAATGGATATCAGAATATTACAAAGTGTATCAAACTTTCTTATCCACTGAGCGTGAAAGATTAGAAAAAAGAAGAGAGTTATCAGATCGCATTGGAGAAACTCCCCCGGCTAGAAGACCCATGGAAACACCACTGACATGTAACTATGAAAATGGTGGTCTATTATTGGAACCTTATATACGTTCAGTACCGTTAGATGTTGATCCGAATTCTCTTGCGAATGAAAATGTATCATCTGCTGGACTAAGCAAAAAAATACTTAATAAACAAATTATAGACGACAAAGTGGATGATAATGAGTGGGGAAGAACTGGGATTGTTAATATCGATGAATTTGATGAGTTACTAGCTGGAATATCAAACTCTGGAAATCAAGTTGAGAGGGTTGATCGTACTGCTGAAGAAACTTTAGCTGACGCCTGCGGTGAAAATTTAAACACTCGTCTACCAAGAAACTACGAGTACGATGGAAATACTTTAGGTGATTTCTTTGAGGAGGTACATTTAGGGCTTCGTATTTCTTATGTAATGCCAATCAAAGAAGGGACAACAAGTAACATTGTTGATCAAGATCCGCAGTATGCTTTTTCGGGTAATATTTGGGATAATAGAACAAAAGAGCAAAAGGCTTATATGATCAAAGAAAGGGATGGGTATAATGAAAGAACATTAAACATAATACCAATTTCGTCGGTTGAAATCCCCTTCAACATGAGAACCAGAATGGAAGATGTTACAGCAACATATCCTGATGAAATTATTCCTCAAGTAGATCAAAATGGGTTTTTAATAAATCAAACACCTACAGATTCTAGATTCTTTAAATCTGTTTACAAAAGAAACTTAAAAAATCTTGTTAGACAAATGAACCAAACAGAAGATTATTCTCTGATGTTCAAATATCTTTTCCCAATTGATAAAATGCTGAGTATAAATACAATATATTCAAGTACATATTTGTCCACAATGAGAAACATTGATACTGTTTTTGATGCTACAAAAGAAGAGTTAAGACAGCTTCTTTTTGTTCTTTTAGATAGTGGAAATTATGAAGCTTCAAGATGTGCCCCTTCCAACAGAGAATTCATGGAAAATCTTTTAAACGGATTTGATATTAAAGGTCTAGCTGGTCAAATTGCTGTAATATTACTCAAGTCTTCTGTTCTTATATTTAAGGGCTTTATGGAGACGGCTGATATTAATATTCTCTTATCAAGAAGAATAGTTGATCTTATCCACACAGTAAATCAGTTTATTGCACAATCTCAACAACTGATTAATCAAACAGCTCAAGCTGCTGTAGATACAGCAACAGGTATATCTGACTTAGCAACATCTATTTACGATCCCGCGAGTGATTTCTTTAATGGAACCAGTTGTAGAGACTTGTTAGGTCCGGGATCATGTAAGACAAGCAGTAAAGTTAACCCTTCTCGTCCTGACATATCATTGTTTGAGCCAATTGAAGAAAACTTTATTCCAGAGCCTCAAATTTGGGCTGTATCATTAGCATTATTACCTGCTACATTATTTGCTCCATTTTTCTTTGGACCTCCATTGACGCTTCCATTTGGATTTGTTTATTGGGCGCTGGATTATAAACCTTCGCCAAATTGGTTAAACGCTACACCTCCACAAGACTGGATCAATAAACTACTAAATGAACAAGGAAAAACAAAAGGAGCACCTTATAACCCAGCTCAACCGAATGAGAACTGTAATGCTGATTTAGGTCTACCATCACCTGAGTTAAATGCGGTGAAATTAAACGACTATTATTCACAACAAAATCCTGCTCCAACAGATCCATCCTCTGGGCAAATAACTGGGGATTCAGGAACTGCTGATTCTAGCGTAACTGGTGTTAATTTTGACAGTGTTTCACGATCAACCGACCCAAACACAGGGAAAGAGAAGGATCCATCTAATGATCCATCTTCAGCAGAAAACCCTGATATTAATGAGTCAAGCGAGTCAAGTACATCTTCCTGGGGTTCTTCAGAGACCATTAATGAAAACGAAACAAATCCATTTGCCGGAGGAATCTTCGCGCAAGGTGATGATTCAGATTAATAGTTTTAACCCTTTCTATTATAATAATTTTTTTATTGTTTCTAATTAACTTCATGGAGGTAAATCATGCCTAGTGGATTGACACCGAAATTACCCTTGATTAGAGGTTCTAATAGTAGTTTTGAATTAATAACATCATATAAAGAACTTGTTAAGCAAAACTTTAAAAATCTTATATTGACAAACCCTGGAGAGCGAGTCATGAATAAAGATTTTGGCGTAGGAATATTAAAGTTCTTATTCGGTCCAAACCAAATGATGAGTTACTCAAAAATAGCTGGTGCCATAAATGAGCAGGCAGCCAAATATCTTCCCTATATAAAGGTTCAAGATATTGCTTTTGACTCTAACGCCATTGATTCTAATATTGATCCAAATTTACTAAATGTTAGAATTGTATATAGCATTTTACCGTTAGAAACAGATGATGTGATTGAACTAACTTTGCCTACTGACTAATTATTTTGGAGATTTATAAATTGCCTGATCATAAAAAATATCCCCCTATAAAGTATACATCAAGAGATTTTAATTCAATTCGACGAGATCTGATTGAATATGCTAAAAGATACTACCCTGACACATTTAAAGATTTTAGTGAGGCGGGATTCGGCTCATTAATGCTAGATTCTGTTTCTTACGTGGGAGATATTTTGTCTTTTTACCTCGATTACAGCGTAAACGAGAACTTTTTAGATACTGCTGTAGAGTATGATAACATTATAAAAATAGGAAAACAGCTCGGCTATAAATTCCCAGGCAACCCTTCATCTTTCGGGGAAGTGGATTTATATATTATAATTCCTTCTTCAGTTGATGGTAATGTTCCCGATACTGAATATATGCCTATTCTAAAAAAGGGAAGCACCTTTTCGTCTACTGGTGGAGGAGGATTTTCCTTGACAGAGGATGTAAATTTTGCAAATCCGAATAATGAGGTGGTGGTTGCTGCTGTTAATGATACAACGGGCGTTCCTACTTCTTATGCTGTAAAAGCCACAGGTAAAGTGATGTCGGGTGTTAATGAGACAGAGACAGTTTCTGTTGGTCAGTTTCAAAAATTCTTGAGAATAGAACTATCAGCACCCAACATCAGCGAGATAGTGTCAATATCAGATTCTGAAGGTAATCAATATTATGAAGTAGATTATTTGTCTCAAGATGTTGTGTATAGAGCTACAGCTAATACTGGAAATAATAGTACTATTACTCAAGCTAATTTAAGACCTTTTGTTGTACCTAGAAGGTTTGTTATTGAAAGAGATAGAAGATCCACATTTATTCAGTTTGGGTATGGTCAAGAAGTAAATGAAGATAATGTAGAGCCTTTAATAGATCCTAGTAAAATAGTCTTGAATAAGCACGGAAGAGACTATTACTCTGACACAAATTTTGATCCATATAATCTTTTGAAAACAGATAAATTAGGAGTAGCACCCGCCAATACCACATTAACAATCATCTACAGAACTAATGAAGCGGTCAATGTTAACGCCTCTTCTAATTCGGTGGTCAATATTGGTTCTCCTATTTTTGAATTTTCCGATGAGTCTTCTTTGAATAGTACCGAGGTTAGTAACGTTGTTGGATCTTTGGAGGTCAATAACGAGAGTCCAATAGTTGGTGATGTTACATTGCCTC